GGCCGGGTGCAACCTTCCCCGAGCTATCTAAGAGGTAGATTCATTGTGCAACTGGTCACCTCAAAAGAAATCGCGAAGGCCTTCGGTGTGACGAGGGGCCATATCACCAACCTAGTCAAGGCTGGGATGCCCGTGGCTCAGCGCGGAGGGAATGCCAAGGGCGGCAAAACCCCCGACCTCTTCGACCTCGAGATCTGCAAGGCCTGGCGCGCTGCTCAAGCGGGCCTGTCCACAGCTGAGGATGAAACCAAGCTGGACCAGGCCGTCGGTCCAGCCAGCGAACAGGAGGAGAGCTACCGACCCTCCGACGAGCGAATCGCCCAGCTCTCCAAACTGAGCCTGGTCGAGCTCAAGCATCGCAAGCTCGCAACTGAGATCGCCAAAGAAGAAGAGCTCGCCCGCGGCTACAAGATCAAAGCCGATCGCGAGCTCGGCCAACTTGTCTCGATCGAGGAGGTTCGAGGCTACGTCTCGAGGCTTTATGGTCTGGTCCGCGGCAGGCTGGACGCACTGCCGGCCTCTGAGAACAATGCCCTGGCAGCCCTCACCGACCCCGACGAGGTTTATCAAAGACTGGAGAATTGGGTTCAGCAGGTCCGCGCAGACTTGGCCGACGATCTGAGCGAGGTGCTCGTCGATGGCCATTAATCCCAAACTCCTCTCATCTCTCTCTGTCGCTCGCGAGATCATTTCACCCGCTCGGGTTTCCGACGCTGCGGAGTGGGCCGAGAAGTATCGGATTCTCACCGAGTTTGAGAGCGCCATGCCGGGCCGCTGGAGCAATGCTGTCACTCCTTATGCGGTGCAGCCCATGAAAGCCCTAAGCACGCCCGGCTGCACCGAAGTGACCTTGATGTGCTGCAGTCAGGCCAGCAAGTCGGAGGTCGTTCGCAATGCCCTGGGCTTTTGGATTACTGCTGCGCCTGGCCCTTGCCTATGGGTGATGCCGTCCAAGGATGCGGCCGAGGAGGCCATCGACGAGCGCCTCGGCCCAATGATCAAAAATTCCATTCCATGGGCCTTGCCAGGCGGACGGTATGACATCAGCGCAAAAGGTATCAAGCTGACGTCGATGCGCATTTATCCCGCAACTCAGGGATCTCCTCAGGCTCTGGCGACTCGGCCCTGTCGCTACGTAATTTGTGACGAGGTCGACAAATACGGAACGAACTCAGGCAAAGACGCAGATCCGCTATCGCTCGCAGGCGCCAGAATCAGGACCTATAAGAAGCGCGGGAAGTTTGTATGTGTTAGTACGCCGACCTTCAGTCACGGCCACATCTACAAGCGCTTTAAGGCGTGCGCCGACCAGCGGCACTACTTCATGCCGTGTTTGAAGTGCGGCGTGAGATGGCATGTGCGATGGGAGCACGTTGTCTGGCCGAAACGGCCTGAGGACATTTCTCATCTCTCTTGGGGCGCTCAGATTGTCGCCGGCGGCCTCGCCCGGATTCGCTGCCCGGAGTGTAAGCACGAACACGAGGAGCGCGATCGCCGAGCCATGATTGCTCAAGGTGAATGGGTGTCGTCTCTAGGGCTGCCTGAAAACGTCTTCGGGCCCTCCGTGGCCTTCCAGTTCTCATCCCTTGTCAATCCGTGGGCCGACATCAACCTTTTGGCCGAGAAGTTCTTAAAGGTCAAAAACGATCCAGAGAAGCTCCAGGAATTCGTCAATCAGGAGATGGGCGAGATCTTCGAGGACGAGCTCGACGCAGAGTCTCTAAAGCTCGACTACGCCACGGTCAAAAGAACTACCACGCCGCCGGCGCTAGCGCCCAACTGGACCGCGGCCATTCTGGCGACTGCCGACAGTCAGCGCGATCACTTCTGGTTTACGGTGCGCGCCTGGGGCTCCGATGATCGCTGTCGTCTTCTCGATCATGGCAAAGTCTTTAGCTTTGAGGACCTCAAGTCTCGAACTTTAAATTCGTGGTGGAACGTCGAGGGCTTTGAGGCTGTTGGCGGGTTCCGTTTGCAGACCGATCGCCTCATGATTGACTCTGGCGGTGGCCTAGCCGGCGGGAACAAGGACGCTTCGTCAATCACCGATAGGGTCTATAAATTCGCAGAATCAGACCCCAAGAGAATCCTTCCTTCCAAGGGCTATCCGAGCGCAAAGCGCATGGCCCAGCCAATTATGGAGAGGGAGATCGTCGCAAACTCGAAGCGATCGAAATACTTCAAGCGAGTGCTTCTCCGATTAATTGACACTCAACATTACAAGGATCTTCTTTTCGTAAAACTCTGGCAGACCTCGGAGTGGGAAGAGAACTCGACCATTGATGAGGACTACGGCAAACAGATGACGGCTGAGCGCAAGGTCTTCACGAAGACCAAGCAAGGTCTCGTGAAGATGTGGCGCACAACCAGCCACGGCGCCGCCAACCACTACTGGGATTGCGCGGTTCTCCAGATGGCTCTCAAGGACCATCTCAAAGTCCACAACGCTCCGCCCGTTGAAGTCCTTCAGGAGCACCGACTCAATCTCTGTCGGCAGCGGAATGCCCAGGGAATCAAACTTGATCAGACTCCCCGTGGCGCTCCCGCCACGCGTCCCCAGGCGCCAATGCCTCGGCCTCAACAAACCCTCCAGAGAAACGGCCAAGACTTTCTAGCGGCCTACAGGTGATCCATGCCCACCGAGATTGATTCGCTCACTCCCGTTTTGCTCGAAGTCCCGCTGGCTCCGGAGACCGCGGGCTTCATGGCTCACCGGATTAGCGGAATTCGCCTCACGCCTGGCGCGGGAAAAACGCTCAAGAGGCTTTATGAGGCCGTGAGTGGCACGGCGACAGGATCAGAGCCGCTCACGATTTCAGACGGCTCCCCAGTCAAATCTCTGGAAGCCACGCTTTGCTGGCTCCTCGAGAGAATCGAGAAAAGCGAATGACTCTCTCATCATCTCAGGCTGAAGCGGCGCTAGCGGCAGCTGAGGCAGCGTACAGCGAAAACGCTGATTACGACACCTACCCGAACTCTGCGGGAGTGACCAAGGCCAAGGCCTTCATTGCGGCCGCTCGCCGCATCATTCAGCTCCAACCGCAGACCGCTCAGAAGGGCCCCAATGCTGTTTCTTACAGAGTTGACCTTCTCCCCGAAGAGATCAAAACAGCGCGCTCTTTTGTCCTCGCCTACAGCCCATCGGATCGGCCTGGTAATCGAGTCACCTACGCAGACTTCTCGGATTTCCGGAGAGCTTGATGATCAGGAGTGATGCGGGAGATATGACGAAGATTAGGGCTGGCTATCGGGCCGCCCAGCAATCTCGTTTTTCCGCGCTCCGCACCGGGCTCGGAGGCACCGGCGATGCTCACGTCGCCGGTGGTCTCGACTACGGCCGAGTCCGCGAAATCAGCCGCGACATGATCCGCAACGACATGGTAATCGGCCAAATGCTCGAGCGAGCCACGGACAACATCGCCAAGCAGGCGATGCCCATTCCGGCGACCGGCAACCCAGACATTAACGCTGTGATCTCGCAGGAGTGGTCTGATTGGGCGAAGAATCCAGCGCTCTGCGACACAACAAAAATGCACACATTTCAGGATCAATGCTGGGCAGTCATTCATCACTTGCTGATGGACGGCGATGTTTTCGCGCTCCCGACGATTGAAGATGATATCCCTAAAATCCAGTTGAACGAAGGCGACTGGGTTACCAGTCCGCTTGGCGGAGTGCGCGGCGACGGCATCATTCATGGCGTTGAGATAAACGACCTCGGGCGACCTCTGCGCTATTGGTTTAGTCCGCCGACGCTATTGCAATATGAAAGCGTGGGAATCAGAACATCTGGCTACGGCTCTCACACGCCGAGGGCGGCATTTGACTCTGACGGCAACCCGCTCGTTTTCCACATTCGTCCGAAACCAAAACGCATCTCGATGCACAGGGGAATGCCAGCGCTTACACCAGTCGTCGAGCTCGCTGGGCAATTCGACGATTTAAACTTCGCAAAGATCCTGCAGCAGCAGCTGAGCGCGTGCATCGGCACCTTTATCGAGCGGACCATGGCCAATGAGTCTGATACGGAACTGGGGCCACAGGAGACCGTTACCTACGGAACCTCAACGAGGGTCTATGAAAAACTAAGCCCGGGAGCCGTCGTAAAGGGTGCTCCCGGCGAAAAACTGCACATGATTGGTGGTTCGGCGGCAACCAGTGATTTCATGGGCCACATGCGGATGCTCCTGCGAATGATCGGCGCCAACGTCGGCATGCCTCTTTGCTTGGCGCTTCTCGATGCCAGTGAAACCAATTTTCACGGCTACCGCGGAGAAATTACAGAAGCGCGCGAGGGCTTCAAGGCTCTTCAGGCGCGGCTTGAAAACTACTTCTGCGCACCGACCTATCGTTTCTTTGTGCGCTGGTTGGCCTTCCAGCGCGGCTGGAGACTGCTTGATTCCGACCTGGTTCGTCACAGGTGGTCCTTCACGGGATGGTCTTACATCAAGCCACTGGAAGACGCCCAGGCCGACGCATACCAAATTGAAAATCTTCTCGGCAGTCCGCGCGACATTTTGGCGGAACGAGGATTGTCCTGGGAGGACACAGTAAGAGAGACCGTCGAAGATCAGGCCAGCGCAATCCGTCAGGCAATTCTCATGGCTCAAAAAATATCTAAAGAGACCGGCGAGGATATTTCTTGGCGCGATGTCCTGAACCGCAAGGTTCCGCAGGGCACGACATTTAACACCACGAAGTCAACGTCGGAAATTGTGCAGCCGGAGGATTCTGGAAAATGAAAACCGAGCGAATTGAGATTATTGGCCAGATTAGGGCGGAGGCGTCGATCGTCAGAGAAGACGAAGCGCCTGCCGATGGAAAGAAGGCCAAGCGCTGGCTCAATATCGATGCTTACTCCGGCGACAAGATGGATCTCAGCGGTTGGTCCTATCCAGTTGTTCTGGATTTGGGACGCATTGATTTGGGGCGCGGCCGCCATCCCATACTTTTCGAGCATGACCGCCATCGAATTGTCGGTTATTGCGTTGAGATTGAAAACAACGGCCGCGAATTAAAAATGCGTGCCGCATGTGTAAACACGCCCGATTCCAAGACTGTTCTGGAGTTAGCCGATGACGACTACCCATGGCAGGCCTCCGTTGGTGCCGACCCCATGGATGTTCAATTCGTCGATGATGGAATGTCCATCATGATCAACGGACGTTCCATCGACGGCCCCTTCTACAACGTCGCAGCACGACTGAGAGAGACATCGGTGCTCACTCTCGGAGCGGACTGCAAAACCGAAGTGCTGGCGGCTACCCGGGCGACGCCCGAAACCCCGGCTCGAGAGGAGAGAAAGATGTCCAATCCTGATGCCGAGGCAATCAAAGCCGAGTTCGCGGACGATCCCGGCTACGCCCTCGATGCAATCATTTCTGGCAAGACGCTTGTCGAGGCCCAGGCGGGCTATCTAGCCAAAATGCGAGAGAAGCTTGTCGAGGCCTCGAAGCCGCTAGCAAAAGCCCCCGACGCCGCAGCGCCTGTCCGCGCAGAAGCTTCCGATCGGATTCCCCCACCAGCCCAAAAGCCCATGGTCGAGTTTCGGAAGCTCGTCGCCAGCTTCGAGGCCAAGGGACTGAGCCGCGACGACGCTTTGAGCGCGGCCGCCACCGCCAACAAAGACCTCCACCAGTCAGTGATCAAAGCGGCCAATGTCAGCGGCTGATATTGGCTGACATTCATTCTTTCGTTCAAAGCTCAATTGAAAAACTCAAAGTAAAAGGTGGAAACCATGGCAGTCTCAGCAAGCTTCAATGACGGTGGGTATAAGACCTTCCGCGCCGGCGAGGATCTCTTAACCAACCTCCTCGTTAAACTCAACTCTGATGGTGAGGTCATTCTTGCCGGGCCTGGCGACAATCCCATCGGCGTCGTGAAGGCGCTCGGTGCGGGCTACGGCGCATCTGGAACCCCGGTAACGGTCGCCCTGATGAACAAGCAGGGCTCAGTCGTCGTCATCGCCTCGGCGGCCATTGCCCTGGGCTCGAAGGTCTACCCGACGGCGGCCGGCAAGGTGAGCTCATCAAGCACGGGTCGCGCTGTCGGCATCGCCCTTCAGGCCGCGACGACCCCGGGCGACGAGATCGAAATTCTTCTGCTTGAAAGCCTGGCGGCTGCCGACTTGGTCAACGCTTTCACGCTCTTCGACGATTTCTTCTACTTCACCACGACCGAGCGTTTCACCAGTGTGCTCACCGATTCTGGCACCGCTACGGTGAGCGACGGCGCTGGCGGACTGCTTGACCTAGTGCCGAGCGATGGCACCGTAGCGGACAACGACGAGGCCTATATCAAGAGCACGGCCGAAATCTTCCTGATCGCCAACGGGAAGCCGCTGTACTTTGCTTCAAAGGTGGGCTGGACCGAGGCCAACACCGACGATGCCAATGTGCTCCTCGGCTTTATGAGCGCCATCGCCGCGAACGCCATCCAGGACAACGGAGCTGGCCCGCAGGCCAACTTCAGCGGCGCCGTCTTTTACAAGGTCGATGGCGGAACGACCTGGCGGGCGATGGTCAGCATCGGCACGACCCAGACCGAAGTCACGCTGTCGGACATCCCGGCGGCGCCAGGCGCGGGAAACCCTCAAAAACTTGAAATCGTCATCATCCCGACGAGCTCGACGGCCGCCACGGCCAGTTTCTACATCGACAGCGTTCTCGTTGGTTCGCAGTCATTCACCTACACCGGCGCCACGGAAATGAACGCTGGCGCCGGCGTCAAGAACGGCTCAGCGAACAACGAGTCGCTGGAGATTGACTACATCCTGTCGTCTCAGGTCCGCTGATTCAATGATTCACTGATTCTGCGTTGGAAGGGCTGGGGCCGGACGTCCGGCCCCTTTCTGAAAAAGACGACTTATAAGAGGAGAAAACAATGACTGTTTCTGTCAGCACCAACGCCTTCCAACGCCCCGACCTTGCGATGGCGTTCGAAGGCCTTTCGTTGGACCGGGAGGCCCAGCGCTTCAAAGCGCTGGAGATCTTCCCGATCCTGCCAACCAAAGTTGCGGCCGCCAACTTCTCGAGTATTGCGCCGGAAGAGATGCAGGTCGATTCCGATACTCTGCGCAACCCCGACGGCTCCTACCAGGAGGCCGACTCGAAAGTCGGGCAGGACAGCTTTCTCTGCGAGGAGCACGGCTTTGAGGAGCGCGTCGACGACGCAAACAAGCGAATCTTTGCATACAGCTTCGACGCCGAGATGATCGCGACCAAGCGCACGCGCAACAAGCTCTATCGCAGGTTGGAGATTGACCTCGCGGCCGTGCTCTTCAACACAAACATCTGGACTGGAGCGGCTCTCACGACCAACGTCAGCGTCAAGTGGAATGTCCCTGCGACAAGCACTCCGGTTGACGACGTCCTTGCGGCCCAGCAGAAAATCGCCGCGAGCTGCGGCGACGAGCCCAACGTGGTCATTATGAGCAAAGACCTTTTTCTCGACCTCCAGACCAACGCGCAGATTAAGAGCCAGGTCGTCTACAACGGCAGCGACGATCCGAAGAAGGTGACGGAGCAGCAGCTCGCCGCGCTCTTCCACGTCGAAAAGGTCATCGTCTGCAGCGCGACCCGAAACACCGTCAACAAGGCTCAGGGCTATTCTGGCGGGCGCATCTGGCCGTCGACGATGTGCATGGTCGCCAAGCTGGCGACGACGAAAGACCTAGCCGAACCCTGCATCGGACGGACCTTTCATTTCATCGAGGACGGTGCTGGCGATGTGATCGTCGAAACCTACCGCGATGAGAGGCGCCGCTCGGACATGGTCCGCGCTCGCATCAACTACCACCAGAAACGTTTGCTCGTCGGCGCTGGTCACCTGCTCACCAACACCAACTGAGCGCAGGGGGGATCGTGGCGATCTTTGACCGATCCTTCATTCGCGGGTATGGGAAGCTCGAGACCGTCATGGGTGTCGAGGCTTCCTACGCCACTCCGTCTCGATCGACCAATACGACCATTACAATTCTTTACAACGAAATGGTCGGCGCTCTCGATGGCTTTCAAAACGCTCTGTTTCACGTGCGATCGACGGTCACAATTGAGCGCGGCGGAAAATTGACTTACGCAGGCAATTCTTGGGATGTCGTTGATGTCCGCGACTCAGAGGACGGAACAGCGGAAATTCGCTGTATTCGACCCGACACAACCGCTTAAAAAGGAGCAGGAATGACAGCGCTCTCGTTCACCAACGCCATGACGCTTCTTGGTCTCGGCGTCAAAATGCTCGACCAGACCAAGAAGTTTCGAGATTCGAATAGTCCGAATCTCGCCGCTATGCGTGCCGCCGTGCAGGCGGCGAACGAGGGCGAACGAATTGATGATGTGCTTCTCCAGACGCGCGGCCTTCTAGACTCAATCAACGGCCGTCTAGAGCCATCGTCTGTGCAGTCATTCCTTGCGCCGTTTCTTGACGAAGTCAGCTTAGCGATTGAAAAGCCTCTCTCTGGCTACGAAGAGCAACTCCGCGACTTGCGCGACTACATGACAGCTAACGCAAAAACAGTCAAGACTCGCGCGATGTCTGTTGGCTCAGTCACCGCTGGCGGCTCGAACGTCGGCACCGGCATCGCAAAATGCCTTAGTCTTGACATTCTCGGGAATCAGATCCAGAGCTCCAGGGCTGACGCACCGACGATTCTTTGTACCAATGCCCAGGGCTCTGCGGGTAGCACCGGAGCCGGCAAACGCAACAACGAGCTCTTCAGCTATCGCGGCGCCAACGCGCCGGGTGGATCGGGCTTGATTCTGCCAATCGCTGCCGCCTGGGACAGCGAGGCGAATCTCCAAAACTCAAGGTTTGCGGGCTTCACCGGAACAAAGCCGACGGCCGGAAGCCCGGTCACGCCGGCCGCGGTCGGTGCGTTCAACGGCTGGACAATGAGCGCTACGACGAACTTTCGTTGTGGGCTGGACTTCGCAGCGCGCTATCCCGCAGGCGGCGCATCGACGGCCTATCATCTCAGCTTCGTCGGCAACGGAACGATCACTCAAAACCTCGCTCAGCGAGGCGCCTCGTTTAATCCACGCACCCCTTACTTGCCAGCGGCGCTGATCTATAGAGAAGGCACATCGGACCTCGATATCACGCTGACCTGGGGATCCAAGTCTCAGACCTTCCAACTCGACGGAGGGAGCTTTGGAGATGGCGCCTACACCTGGGCTGTTGTAGACATCGACAAGGACCTCTACGCAAAAAATTGGTGGTCAGACTCAGCAAACTTCGCCATCACAGGCGCGAACTGGTCGACGGGCAAAGCTCACATTATTCAGTCCGGCTTGTTTTCGCCGGTGGCCATCAATGGCCTTTGGTATTGGATCCTCGGCGGCGCAACGCCTTTTCAGGTCGGGGACCTGTTCGCCCAAACGATCACTCAAAGCAGCGACGGCATCAACCAGCGTTGGTTGACTGCCGAGGCTCAAGTTTCCAGCGGCATTGTGCTGCCCTACTCGGGCATGCCAACCAACGACGATGCGAGCTGATCTATGGCTGAGCCCACAGCTGCAAATATCTTTCGGTCGCCAGGCAAGCTCATTGCAAGTCCGTCGGGCTACGACCCAGACAACAACCACGGCGGCGTAGTCCTAGGCGCCATTACGGGCCTCTGGCTCGACATGGGCCTACGACACGAGCCCGTGTATTTCGACGAGCTCGGCAAGGCCGGAGAGGTCATCACCTTCGCCGACGAGCCTCTCGTCATGGTGTCGCTTCGAAGCCGCGACGACGACGCCCTCGAGCGAGTTTTGCCCAACCACGCCGCAAGTATCACCACGATCGGCGGCGACCCAACCTTTCTTTCGAAAACCAAATCTCTCTCTCTTCTCTTCGCCCCTGATGATCCGGATGCCCCCGGTTTCATTCTTCTGAATGCTGTGCCGATGGCGCGGACTGAGGAGCTCGGATTAAGGTTTTCAATCCTTCGTGAGCAGAATCTCTACGTGACATTCCTGGGCCTGCCGACGAGTTCCAGCAGCATGACGAGCGGGCGAGTCGGCAAGACTGCGAGCATCCTATGACTCAAGACAAGGTCATGTTCTGGCGGATGTTCCTCGCGACAGGAGTCGCCTCGATCGGCCCCGGAGAGTGGTCGATGCTCAGTCAGGAGGACCGTGCCGCGCTCGTCGAGGCCGGCAAGGCAAAGCGCCAGGAGGACATCACAGCGCTGGCTCGAGCCCTGAGTGATTCCGAATTCCGCGAGAGCTTGGCGCAACTCCCGGAGGCTTTCGCAGACTTCGAGGAGGTGGCCAACGCAAAGGGGATGCTGCTGGCGACTCGCGAGGCTTTAAATTCCATGAGGTCAAACAATGCGAACCAAGACATTGCTCGCTCGCCGAATTTCAAGCCTCGCGACAGCGGGCCTGAATGACCGAGCTCTTGACCGAGCCTTCTTTGGCAGCTACGGAGGTAAGTTTTCAGCCTTTGGGATTCAGGGCAACCTCTTCGAGGGCGCGAGTTTCTACGGGGCTTCAAAGGTCCTAGCGCCATCGGTCCGTGCCGAGCTCGCTGCAATCGAACAAATGACGACCTATGGCTATGACTACGGCGATCTCGGCGGCCCGATCAGTTCCAATTTCCTCATTCATGCCGGGCAAGACTTGCCCTCTGTCGGATTCTCTCTGGGGCAGTTTTACCAGCCTTACGATGAGGCGCAAAAAGAGGTCGAAAAACTTGTGCGCTCTGAGCGCATTCAATTCGTGGACTCAGACTACTCCAGAGACCTGGCCAAAGATTCGAGGGTTCGCTACACAGGCTCAGGGATTGACGAGGGCCCGAAATCAAACAAACGCTATCTCATGGACATCTTCAATGCAAAGGTGCGGATGTTTAAGGGCGACCGCGAGGCCTTCGACATGGTCATGAAGCAAAGCGCCGCAATCATGGCCAGTCCGGACGTCGTCAATGAGGCCACGGTCCGCAGTGCAGAATCCGCAGAAAAGGCTTTTACCGCAGTCTTGAGTCTAGGACCGCAAGCCGTCACAGCGTTTGTGACAGCCTGCAAAAACTTTGCGACTTACTGGGGGATGTAATGACAAGCATGTTTACCGGACCAGGCGGAGCTCAGGGTTACTACTCTGGCATGATCCGTAGTGCCCCAAGCTCATTCTTTTCCTCTATCTTTGCATCGCGCCAAGCCGCGTCGGCTGGAGCGACAGCCGCGGCTGGAGGCGCCGCGGCATCTCAAGGCATGGGCGGTCAATTTGTTCGATATGCGACCTACGCGGCGGCCGCCAAAATTGGCTACGACTACTTGGGCGGTCGCATCGTCGCTCGCGGTGTCAGTCGCTTCGTGAGCGATCGAGCCATGGGATACAACATGGGCACAGACCCTGAGCAGCATTTCTATGGCCGACTGGCCGAGGCGACGCAGGAGGCGCCCTTCGGCATCGGTGAAGCTATGCAGAATTACTACAATCCGTATGATCGCGCCGAGAATCGTCAAAAGGGCGAAGTGGCAATGATCACGCGAGGCGGCGGAGAGGTGTCGCCAGAAACGGTTGCCTCCGGCTTAAAGTACAAGATCAGGGAGGAAAAGAAAGTTCAAGAAGCCGTTGAGATGGTTGAAAAGCAATCAGCTGCAATCAAAGGATCTGAGGCCGTTAGAAATCAGGCCGTCGTTGTGTTCGCGGATGCTGTAGAGCAATTCAAAAGCGCCGTCGGACTGATGATCAAAGAAGCTCCGTCGCAGGCTGCTGCTGCCGTGAAGCTCGCCTTGACGAAGTGAGAGATTAAGCAATGAGAGCGAAGATTGAGGACTTCGACATCCCTGAAATGGGCCCAGCTCAGTGGGCTTCTCAGCCTGGATTTTTCCCGGCCGTCTCTCAATTTTTCGTCGTCAAGGGCGTGGCCCGGCAACTACGCAACCTCAAACGCGGTTTGACTCTGCGCATTGGAGATCGCACGATCAAGGAGCTGCGCCTTATTGCGATCTCGCCAGGCTACGGCGCGGGCGATGTCGAGACCAGTTTTGAGCGCATCACACTCGCCGACCGGCGCTATGACTTGCTCCATGACATTCTCGATTGCACGCTCAATATGCGCCGGCGCACTGGCGTGGCCTTCGCCAATCAAGACAGAGCCGCGACTCACCAGGTCAACAACGCCAATGCAATTCCCGAGGAGGAGTATTACCCAATCACACTGAACCCGGCGACCGGCAAGCCCTGGACGAGCGCTGAGTTTTTCATCGAGATGCTAGGCCGTAGCAATCTGACGCTGCTCCCAATTCCTCAAGGATTCCCGAGCGGCGATCTACTCGGCGGGCAAGGGTTTTCGCATCGAGGAACGATCGCTGACATTCTGACGCAGCTCATGACTGGTATCCCGCGCTACGAGTTCAATCTTGACGACGACGGAGTCGGCTATTTTTACGACCGCTCGAATCGAACGGATGGAGAGTCTTGGGCTGCAAACGTCGCGCGCTATGGGACAGCTCGCGGTGGCGGAGTTTACGGTTACAGCGCCCTGAGAATCATTCGCGCCAAGTCCGTGCGCATTCATTTTGAATGCGCCGCTGAAATGCTCTTTCGCTACATTCAGCAGCTCGATCGAGAGTACGCAACTCAGTCGCCGGCGCCTCTGATCCCTGGAGACATTCCAGCGCCGCGCCTTGAAAACGTCATTGTTAATCCAGTGGAGGTCATGCCCTATCTCGGAGAGGAGCTCGTGCGAGGATCAATCATCAACTGGCACGCTTTCCTGATTGCTCTCGCCGACGCGAATCGCTCTGGAGAGATTCCGCTTCCAATCAACGCGAGAACCAATTACGGACCGCTCTCTGAGAGCTACGTCAATGATATGTTCAGTCGCCGGTGGGTTTATTACAACAGCTTCTGTCTCGACAATGGAGGACTGAGCAATCCGCTCTATCGCACAATTGGCGGGAGTGTCTTTGGCGACTATCGCAAATACTTTCGGCTTCAGGCTCATTGGGCGCGGCACGTTTTGACGATTGAGCCCTATCGCATTGCCTATCTTCAGACATCGACTGGAACCCGAGTTCGTTCGCCAGTCTGGTGTCAATTCACAGCAAGGCCAGGACAGCGCTTTTTTTCCACTCGAAAGCGCACGGACGCGAATGAAAGATTCCAGTACAACGAGCGCGACCCCAATACCGTGACATCAATCGACACATTAGAACCAGCGCCAGCCTTCATTGACGTAGACGACCAGGACGCCAAGACCTTGCGCCTGCAATTCCGCCGCGGGCAGTTCGGAGACGTGGAAGAGTTTGAGCCTATTACCCCAAGCGTCAGGGTTCAGCAGGCGCAGTATGCGGCTGTCCGCACAGAACTCGGTAGTGTCCCCATCGAGAATGAGTGGGGCATGGCTACGATTCTGACTCTGCGGCCAATTCCTCGCACTTCAATGAATCACTTTCACACGATTGAAGTCACTCCCAAGGAGGCCGCCAAAGCTATTGGTCTGCCGGAAGATCACTACGGACCTTGCGAGGGGCCGACGATCGATATTTTCGTAGAACCCATCGAGGGCGCAGTCGCCTTGTTTGCCTATTCCGAGGGTGACGAGGTCGCTCTGAGCGCACCTTTTTTTGACACCACTTCGCGCTTTCCAGAGAGCGCGTTGGCCAACCTGGAAGACATCCGCAAGCTCGCTCTTGCTCACGCAGCGGGTTATTACTACACGGTAGAAGACAACCTCGAGGGCGTCTTCACGGCGCCGAATGCTGGGCAGGATGTCCGTCTCAAAGGAAGCGGCACCCGCGTCCTCAGCACTCCCGACATGCACACTGTTGAATTCACGACAGGAGCTCCGCCAATCAATCCGCTCGCCTTCGTGCCTCAGCGATTGGTTGATCGATTAATGAGGAGAATCAAGTAATGGGAGCGATCAGCAGGAGCTACGGACTGACTTACAACGGCGTCGAGTTCGGAGGAACTTCAACCGCCTACATCCTCATCTCTCCCATCTCTCGAAGCGTGGCCTACCAGGCCGAAACCTTGAGTTGTAGAATTCGCATCGACGGCACATCGAGCACACTCAACGATCTCTGCGAATCGATGTTCGCGGCGATCCGATCGCCGCGAAAAAGCCTGACTCTCGCGCAAGGCGCGACGACGACTTGGACCGAGGGCACGAACGCAATCAGCATTAGCGCGGAGGCTCGCCGGGTCGACGAGTCCCGCTTCAACTCACGCACGACGCGAGAGTATGAGCTTTCCTTCGTGGTGATGAAGACGGCCGACGATTCAGCCGACGAGGGCATTCGAGAATACAAGTTCACTATCGTTCAAGGCCTGAACGGTGTGCGCACCGTCAGTATGGCCATAGACTTCACCCAGTTCGATGGCGACACCGCATCAAAAGTGTACGCCGATCAGTACGACACGCTTTCTGGAGCGATTCTTCTCCTCGCGACTGCTGACAACACCATTGAATGGAAGGAAGGTGCCAGACAGATCGACCGGATGCGCTTTGACAAAGTGCTGCGGGTGACGAGCTCATTCGAAGAGCAAATCTTCTACGACAATCAGGACGAGCTTTTCGAGGATTCGGTTCGATCGAAGTCGGTCACGATCCGCCAGCGTTCGAGTCAGCGCGGTGGCCAAGCAGTTCAAGGCGCTTCCACCCCAACGCTCGTCGAGGCCAATGTCGAAATCATGCTCGACAAGGAGATTAGCCAGGACCTCAAAGACTTCTATGAGTCCAAGGTCGAGCTCTACGTTAGGCACTACATGTCTGAGCAGGGCATTGAGGCCGTAAGGAACGCGAGCTCTCCGCCGCGCATTATGACGGAAAGCGTGGACTTTGACCCCGTGATGAATGCCCTTCGCGGATCCTTTGTGTTCGTTTTCGACGCGGTTTTCGATGTGATTCTGGCAAGCGTGATGGCGGCCTATCAGTACATGCCGCCGGTCAAAAAAATTCCCACCTACGAAAACAACGGCATGGGTCGCATTCGGCTGCCAGGCGTAGGCGGGGCGACCTTCACGATTACGGCTCGCGCCCAGGTCTATGGCGGCCTCGCTCAGGCTGAGGCCGTTGCGCGAGCTCTGCTCTACGCGCCGACGCGAACGACCTTTGGCGGTAGCTTTCGCGCGACAGACGGCCGGCCTCTCAGTCGCGCAAACTACAACGCCATCGGGATTAGCGGCGGAGGCTGGACCTTCGATGGGGAGTCGCCGGCCTACGCGGGGCCGATCTGGGATGACTCGAGTCCTCAGCGTGAGATAGCAGGTTGCGAGCTTTCGCAGCTCTGGGACTACGACCTTGACGCCAGCAACGCCAACGGCGGCAGCTTCGAGCGAGGGAACTGATGGATATCCTGACCTCGCAGCTGGCCTACCTCCCGCTCCAGCACCACGACCCCGAATACGAAGAGCACTTTAGGATTCTGCTCAAAGGCTTTCGCATCCCGACGCTGGGCGACGCCGAGCCTTACTACGTGGACTCGCTGACCGAGGGACCAATCACAGGCTGGTTTCTGGCTGAAGCCGTAGACTTTGAAAAGGAACCCAGGCAATGGCGCATGGCCTCGCCGGCGACCGCTGAGGGATCGGCCAACTGGGCTCCTCGGGCTGAGTCCTGGGACAGCCCGCGTGATGGTCTGGCGTTGCTTCCTGCCGGCGCGCCTCTTGGGCTTAGCTACCCTGGCGGCTATCCCGCGATCGTTGTCGCTGGACACAGCATGGACAAGGAGGCGCTGCTATCGTCGCCGTCTTGGGCGGGCCTAGTCGCGCCGACTCGCGGGGGTCAGCTCAAGTTTGCCAGCGCCGTTTGGGACATCGCCGGCGGCGACCTCGATCAGTCCGCCTACGCCCCAATCATTTCAGCCTGGCATCTTTACCAACGGCCAGACGGAAACGGCATGTTTGGTGCAGCAAGCCCTGACAAGTATCTCGGGATCGCTTGGCAGATGGGGATTGGGGCAGGAGCTGACGAGCCCCTTGAGGGTGTTGCTGGCCTTGGCATGTGCGCAGATTTTGGCTTTGGCCGGGAGCTCTTCGCCGCTGCAAGCTACAACGGCGGCGGACCGCTGGACTGCGGCAACCCCAGCGACAAGCACAAGATTGCGGCCAGCGGCGGATTGAGAGGCAAGGCAATCAATGCCGTTCACTTATCCACACAATCAGTTTTTATGCGGCCTGACGGAAGCGGGGACGCAAGCCAGCAAGACGGCGGGCGTTATGTGCAGTGTAGAGCTGGCCCTGTTCATATCGAAGCTTACTGGCGCTATGACTCCGAAAGCTTTCACGCCTGGCGCTTCGGAGCTGGGGCTGGCCTCTGGCGCTGGCAGGCGTCGGCTTTTATCGCGCTCCCGCCGATCGAAGACCCACCGCCGCCAGAGCCACCGCCCAAGGAGCCAAAGAGAGAGTTCATTAACTTCGGCGGCCAGCGACCGCCGCTCAAAGAGGGTTCTCCGCCGGCCCAGCCTGTACCGAGCCCATCGGCTCCTATGGTGGGATCACTGATAGCGACGGACAGACCTTTGCCATCCTCAGTCGGTGAGATTGGCGTCCGCGGCCTAGTGTTCCGCGATTCCGCCGATTTTGATAGTTACCGCCTGGGAGCGCTGACGCCTGACGACCGCAATCAAACGAACCCGTTGGACTACGAAGCCATCAAGCGGTGGCGCCGGGCTGCAGCAGTCATGCGTTTTGATGTCGCGGCTAATCCTAATGCCATGAGCGAAGGGGGCAGATACACCAATATCGGTGCAGGAACGGCCTGGCTTCTTCCCGCAGAGATAGGTCTCGAAGATGTGATCGACGGCCAGCGCAACGGCACCACGCCATCGGTTGACTACTCGGTGCTTGGCAAGCGCTGGTTAGGTTTCGGCCTTGGAGTCGGCTTGGCCTTCGGTTGGCCAAACACCGAGGCCCCATGGGACCCAGGTCGAGGATACCAGTTCGAATATGACGACGTCGGAAACTACTTTTATTTGCGGACTCGCAGCTCTATTGGCGTGGCGACGGATCTCTGGACCGTGCTTTCGAGTGGCGCCACGACCATTCGAACATCGGTATCGTCCCCCTCAGTTGTCGGGACAACCGAGATCAAGAGCCCAGCGCTAGTTGCCACAGGCACGGGCAAGGACGCTCAGATAATTAAGGATCCCGCAGGATCCTGGGCTGATGTCCGCACCCAAAAGCTACAGGACTTCGACGGGACATTGGCGCTCCTTGAGGCTGACCAGGTGTTTTCTGGGGATCAAGAGTTTTCGGGCGAGTTCGCTCATACCGGCGCAACGTTCGGCGCCTTCGGAGTGACACCCACTACACAGCAGCCATCAATCCCTTCGCCCACAGGTGGCGCAACGCAAGACACAGTGGCGAGGGCCAGGATCGACGATATCAGGGGCGTTCTCATGGCCCTCGGTTGGATTGCCAGTTAGGAGACCTCGATATGACAGCCATCCAAAAATCTTCTCTCTCCCTCGAGAAGGCCGTGAAAGAGGCTCGCGCATCGTGCGCCGCGCTCGTTCGAACAGTCGTCGCTCGCGCGCCAAAGGAGCCCGAGAATGCCACCACGAAACCCATCATCGATGGCAGCCGACGTATCGGCGATCGGAGCCGAGATCAAGTTCGTGCGCGAGATCATCGAGAGAGGGGACAGCGAGGCTGATCGCCGCTTGTCGGCCATCGAAAGTCGCTTCGAAGAATTCGCAAAGCGTCTGACCGAGATCGAGAAAGAGAAGACTGCCAGCATCGCCGCACGCGATGCTATCGAAAAAGAACGGTCGGCAGCGGCTGAATGGTGGTCTCGCGTAGGCTCCTGGGTCGGGATCGCCGTCACCGTGATCATGGGACTGATCGCTGCGGCCTGGGCCTTGTTCGTGAGGGCTGAAAAGTGAAAGCTGCGCCAGTGCAGGGCGAAGTCCGGCATCGCATCTAGGCTGGCCTAATCGACTGGGATGAGCACGAGGAGACCCGGTCGTCGACTTATGACGGCTTTTATGACGGCTTTCGTTTTGAAGCTTGGCGAGGGCATCGATCGCTTCCTCGTGACTCTGAGGGCTCCAGCGTGTGTAGTAATTCGAAGTGAGTGCTGGGGTCGAGTGCCTGAGGAGTTTTTGCGCTAGGGATAGGGGGACGCCAGCCGCTGCCAGGTGTGTGCCGAATGTGACCCGCAGCGAGTGAAAGTCGAGCCGGCCCTCATTCGTTTCGAATGCGATCTGTGCACGATCGTCGAACCGGAGAATTCAACATCGCTGACTTGGAGTGCAGCGAGCTCGGACCGCCGAAGGCCGGAAGCTGCCGCGACTCCGTAAAGTAATCGGCGCGAGGGATTGATTGTCGGGATCGAGGTTAGAACGTCCAGCTCTTCGGGCGTCAGCGCGCGGCGCGGTAGCCTGGCCGGCTGTGACCTGGCCTTGTCAATAGCTTGCGCAGGATCCTTCGTCCAACGACCTGTGCGAGCTAGCCAGCGACACCAGGCGCGAACGGCACCAATGGCCATGTTTTGGGTTCTCGCTGATCGGTCTGCAAGGTATCCCAAGGAGCGCTCAATGCTCGGGGTGTCGAACTCTTTCATGGCCACCGCGCCAGAGTCCGCGATGATGCGCGCGATCGTCGCGCAGGTCTCGGTCACATGTCGTTTCGTTCGACCGCGTCGGAGTAGGTGATCTCTGTACTCGGCGAGGAGATCGAGGCAAGTTAGTTCGGGCTGCGTCGGTTCGTCGCTCGCCCGCTCGCCGGCAAGAACTCTCCGATGGATCTCGGCGGCTTTATGGCGAGCGACTTTCGCTTCGCTAGTCCTGAGCGATTGGCGGTAGTCGATGCCTTCGTGCTGGAACCTGACCCAGTAGATGCCGCGCTTTCCTGATCGGTAGATCTGCATTTTTTACTTTCGATGTAAGCCTCAATATCACGGCTGTCATATCGGGTGAGCTGGCCGATGCGCAGGAATGGAATTGCGCCTGCAACACGCAGGCGATCCACTCCGCGCGCGCTGATTCCTAACCTCTCCCCGACTTCTGCGCGAGTTAATAATGGTTGCATCACTGCCTCCTCAAGCCGGCTTGATCAGACATCGGTTAACCGTGAACGCGGCGCGAGCGCCACTCATTGATCGACCGATCTTCGCGAATCAGATTGAACAGCAATTGCGCCGCCAAAAGCTGGTTTGCCTCTGACTTTGACTCTTCGATGATCGTGCGGCACAGCACGCCGATGCGAGTCAGGTCTCGCTCGTGCTCGTCTGGTTTGGTCATTGTGTGCCCATTTCTTTAATGCCTGCGTCGCGCGGCTCCAAATACCCAAACTCAATCCGAGTGACAATCTGCGAAGGCAGGCAGCGCATGCGCATGGCCCGACAGAATACGGAGACAAACTCCTGGGGACTGACCCCTGGCATGCCTTCGCGCTCGACGTCCTCCGCCGTAATTGCGTCGAGGCGCTCGCGCCGCACAGACACCACCCGAATGGGAGGACCGAGGTGTTTCGGCTTCTGTGGGGCGCGAAATCCCATGACTCGATCAACGGGCTGAAGGAGCGTGCCCGCGCGCAGAGTGGCCCAGCCCGTGCGCCTAGTCACTGTCTTGGTTTGAGCCAGGATCTGAGGCTTGGTCATGGCAAAAGAAATAAGTCTCATTGTTCGACGACCTCGTAGATAGAGACCTCAGTCCGCGGAGAGTCCGCCCAACACTTTTGCACTCGGCCCAATTGTGCAACCTGGCAGTCATCGGCCCAAACCTGGCGAGCCTTCGTCACCCCGTCCAGAATTGCCTTGATGGCGTTGTCAACGTCGGGAGCGCCTGTGTGGAGCATTCGCGATGGGCGTTGGCTGAGTCCTCGTGCTTTGAGAACTTCTTGCAATATTTTGCGACCTGGCCAAGCCCAAACGAATGAGAGAGAGATGGAGACAGGGCAGTGTTTCCGGATCGGTTCGCCACGCCAGACCTGGGCGACATGCCAAGCGATAGCCTCTTCCCAGGCCCGCGTCTTGTCGTCCGTCCAGCGAGCGTTGCCGGCTCCGCGAGTCCGGCGCCAATGGCCAGGTGCACCTGGAATGGCGAATGAGGCGCGCAGGAACTCACGCATTGCGGATCCCTACGCTTCTCAGCAATGCGGCCGCGGCGCAGACGAGTGCCTGATCGGGCTCTTTGGGGTCGCCGGCGGCGAGCAGAACATCGACTGCTTTGAGGATTCTCTCGTATCGACACGATAAGTCGATAAGCTTCTGGCGCATTTTGTCGACGCCATTGAGCGTCGTCGGATCACGCGGTTTAGATGGCCACAGGCGCCGACGAATCCGAGACCGGCTAAGTCCGGTCTCGCGCTGAATGACGTACTGTGACGCCCCGGACTCCCGCAGCTTGTGAGCGATTCCCCAGAGCTCTCTCTCCCAGCGCTCTTCCTCGGCCACTAAGGCGTCAGCTTCGGCCTCGCTGATCGAGCCCTTGGGAAGCTCGATGATCGCGCCCTTGGGTTCGGGCTCGACAACGTCGCATTTCTCGACGAAGTCAGAGCCTGTGACCTCAGGCCGAGGGCCTGGATCGCTGCTGAGAGGCTGCTTGCTGACATCGCAGTGATTAATTTTCGTGGCCTTTTCAATCACGCGCTTCTTTTTTCTCATCTTGTCCTTCCAATCAATGTCGAGCTGGTAGATGTCCTGAGTCTGGCAGTCCCAGCGTTTCGCCAACGTCGAGGCGCTGATCTCCATGGAGCGATACTCGGAGAGACCAGCGAGTAGCTCGGCCTCATCGATTCGCTCGGCAAGCCTTAGCTTCGGCTTGACCTTTGGCCCCTTTGTGACAACGGGCGTCTCGCCGAGCTCCCGATCAATGCGATAAAGCCTCGACCTGGTCTCTCCCAGCGGTCTGCCCTCGTCTTTGGGAAATCGCTTACGCTCCGGTGGAATGCGAGGAGTGACCTCGCCAACGCAGCGCTTTGGGCAGTAGCGCGCCGAAATCTCGCCGCTTGACCTCTCCCAGGTTGTCAGCGCCACATTCAATTCGCGGCCGCAATTCGCGCAGTTCACTTGAAACATTTCAACGGCTCAACTTATCGATGGCGGTTGCGAGAGCGTCGAGCACGCGGCGACAATGAGTCGCCGCTCTTGTTCGCAACCGCTGCCCGGTACGCATTTGCAGCCGAGTTTCGATTTCATAGAGAGAGCTGACTTTGCAGTAGCCCAGCTGGCGATCCACGGGTCCGAGTCTTTGGTGATTTCGCTCACCGGAATGGTGATTCGAGAAACCATTAAGGACTCGATGGACAGGTCAATACCCTTGAGATAGGGCGCCAAGATTGCCAGGGGCAGTTCCACGACTTCAGGGTCGTTGCTTTTTGTGGCCGTTTTAATCACGTCTCGTTCTCCTTCAATCTAGTTTTCGTAACAGCGACAAGGCCACTCCGTAGCCTCGTTGTCAGTCGTCTTCGCCAAGCTCCTCACCTTCAGCAGTCGCAGGAGCCTTGAGGCCGAGGTGATCGAGCAGCCGGTCGATGACCTTCGCATCGTCTTCCTCGAAATAACCTTGGTCTCTGATATTGAGGAAATCAGCGAACTGAATCCGCATGACCTCGCGCCCCTCGTTGCCCGAATCTTCGGCGACGAACACTTCCTCGAACTGCTCGCGAAGATTCATTCTGTCCAGGTCATCAGCTCTGTAATTCGGAATCATGATGGCGAGAGTTGTCAAAAGAAGGTCCCGCGGAGTCGGATTGAAATCTTTGTTGGCGAGAGCCTGAGCGACCCATCTGTAGTCGCGGATCACAGTGTTCTGCAGAAACATCGGAGAGCGAGAAACTTCAGGGTCTGATGTAGCAGCGCCGGTCGTGACTTCGGAAGGCTTGGACCTTGCATCTTTGATCCGGGCATCGGCCGCTGCATCTTTGATCCGGGCATACTCCGCCTGGCTGATGGCCTCCGTGTATTGGTCTCGGCCAGGCAGACTGACGACCTGGCGCTCTGCCCTAAGGCCGCTCTCCGCTTCGAGCTCGGTGACTCTGGCCCGAATATCGTCGATATCCAGATCCAGCCAGTGAAAGCGCTCGACTGCTGGTACTTTAACGGGCTCGATCTTGCCCAAGCGTTCGAGCATCCTCGCGTTGACGACTTTAATCTTCGATCGCCAACACGCGCGATCGAGACAGCGGTCGTAATCCAGCGCTCCAAACAGATCGCGCTGAGTGCTGGCCCTCTTCGGGCAAGCAGAACAAGCGCCACCCGGAAGACTCGAGTCTTCAATGTCGAAAGGTGCGTGTCGCAGCTTCTCGTCCTTGCGGCGCAACCATTCGCGGACCAGGACTTCTGTGATCTTTGGGCCAGGCGTCAGACGTAGCTCGTGAGCAGTGCCCCAAACCTTATCGATCGTCGGCGTCACGTACTCGCCAAAGACCGCGCTCTGATCCTCTGAGCCAAGGGCGGCCACAGCCAGGGCTGCACCGAGGGTCACGGCGTTATCCAAGCGCCAGTAATCACGCCACTCCTGAGAAAGATTGAGGAGGGACAGGCGCTTCCTGATTGTCAGCGCCTGGATACCGACGTTCTCGGAGATGGCCTCGACCGTGCCCAGGAGATCGAGCAGCTCGCTGTAGGACTGGGCCTCGTCGAGCGGATGAAGGTCCGTGCGCACGGCATTCTCGGCAGCCTGAATGATGCGGACGCTTTCCTCATCACAGACCACCAGATAACGGACCTCGATTTCCTCAAAGCCAAGCAACACGCAGGCCGCAACTCGCCGGTGCCCAATGACGATCTCTTTGCGCCCACCAAGGCCGGCGCGAACGATCGGCAAGTGCAGCAGGCCGTTTTCTTGAATGCTGGCCGCGAGCTCGCCCACATCCAGCGTGTCGCGCCGGGGCTGAAGTGGGCTCGGATCTAGGTCTCTCGGATCAACCTTGATGACCGTCATGAGCGACACCGAGCTCATGGTTTTCTCGGTGAGCTTCGTCGAGGCCTTCTTTTGCGTAGTAGTCGCTGGCGATTTAGAGGCCTTCTTTTTCGCCGAGGCCTTCGTCGGTTTCTTCGTCGTAGTTCTCATTGGGATTCAGTCCTTCAGCCAATCTTCGTTGTGGTCGTCGAGCGCTGAGCTCAATTTCGTCGTCGTGGAAAACTCGGCGCTCGCAGTCGATTCGGGGCTCGTGATAGCCCTGGCACCTCCAACAACAGCGCTCGTCAGTCACCGGCGCGACCTCCGATGACTGGCCGCCTGAGGGCAGTTCGCAAAATGACTGGTTCCGTCCGCATTCCAGGGGCAAGGCTTGCCCTTGGATGAGGGGCGCCAGTAAATGACCTGGTCGCAGCTCCGGCACTTTCCGATATCACCCTTGGGCTCCTCGGGGGCCTGCACTGGCGCCTCGGCCTCAGGGTCTCCGTATCGCCCGATCATCCATTCCGGGATGCTTCGCCGCTGTGGAAGGTCCGCCGGCGGCGGCGCCGGCGGAGTCGGGCGCCGGTGAGTCCAGCCCTTGAGAACCTGAATCCCTCCGCCTTTGCGCTCGATCACAGGGCGGTGGCCATGGGCCGCGTGCGACTCACAGTCGATGGCCAGTCGCAGGGCATGGGCCATCGCTTCGTCCTCTGTGCAGCGCCGTAAATGCGCCAGGGCCCGCAGACTCTCGGCGTGCTCGTCCCGAACAATCACATCTCTCTCCCCGGGGGCAATCGCCCCGCGATAACGCCACTCCCAAAGATCGGCCTGTCGTTGATCCTCAGGGGGTGACCAGGTCATGGACTTGAACGCCCGGCGGCTGGACCACTGGCCACCGAGGCGCCGACAAATGCGAATCACATCGAGGTCTTCGGCGAGGTTTTCAGCCGCCATCCAAGCTTCTGACTCAGTCGTGTAGATCCCTGCGAAGCGCGGAGACGTTGCTTTTTCAGTTTCGACGAGGGCCAGAAATTGAGGGGAGCTCACAGGCCACCTCCGCTTTTGAAATCAAAGGACGCGAGGAATTCGGCGATCGCCAGGCGCCGCTTATCGATCCAGGCCTCGCTGTGCTGATAGATGACAACCTCACTGATGGCCCCCGATTCGGTGTCTTCGGCCAAATCGAAAACCTCAGCCCATTGGTCGATGTCAGTGCGGTGGCGCCAGCAGCTACCGATGAAGGTGCCCTCGACGCGGTTCAGCGGGGTCTTTGGCTCGCTGCCGAAGTCTGCGCCGTCAGAACCAATCGCCAGAAGTCGAGTAATGTAAATCTGCAGAGGAGACAGGGCTCCTGGCCGCCAGGCTAGGCACCACTGTCCGATCCACGATTCGTAGTAGGGATTCAAGAGCCGCCTCCCGCCACAAAGGTGCCGAAATGCAAAACGGTGCGACAGTCCCTGGTGATGCAGTCGCCGGGGTCCAGGCTCAGCGTCGGGCGGAGCTTGAGCTCCTCGATGCGGCTGGGTGTCGAGGCGGTTTCAAGGAGCTCAATCGCCTCGAACTCGCCGGACTGGCCGCTGACTCTCCAGCGAGAGCCCACGACGAGGCCGACGACGAGGGAGAGGTCGAGGCGCACCTGCACGTAGGAGGGCCCCATCCACACATCGAGCGTGGCGACCTTGTCCTCGACGGCCTCCAGGGTTGCAAAGTAGTAGCCCAATGAGGACTCGCGCCGAACGATCACCCATTGACCGAGCCAGGGATGCGAGAGGAGTGTCGGGGTTGGGCCAGGCTTGAGCTTGGCGAGCTCGACCTCGAGGCTATCGATCCTCTCCGCGATCGCGCACTCGCCAGAGATGCCGTAGCGCATCATTCGGCGGACCCACCCCTGAATCTCGGCGCGACGCTTTGCGATCGAGCGAGAGCGGCGACCCGTGCGACGGTCCCAAACACCGCCCTGGCGAGGGTCTGGTGGCTCTGGAGAGCTCATGATCATCGTGAAGCTCATGCCGCCTCCCCGTGGTCGATGGCAGACCATGAGCCGTCAACATCGAGGTGCCACACCGATTTGCTCTGCCGGCAACGAACTTCGACTGGTCCCCCAGCTCGCCACCACTCGTTACGGCGCGCGGCCCGAAGAGCCTCAAACTCAGCAGCTCCTCTTGCGGCTTCGTGCGCCAAGCGCGGACCAGCAATGACTCCTGGGACTCGCGCAACCTTTCTCCTCCGTGGCATGTGTCAAGCCTCCCTCGATGGCGCAAGACCCAAGTCGCCGCTGAGTTGGGCCGCCCTCTCCGTTGCGGCCTGAATGGCCTGCTCAATGCCAACGAACCCGCCGAGGCCCTTGAATCGCCGGGGCTTGCCGCGCTCCGACAACAAAATCAGCGAGAACGAATACGACCCCCGCTCACGCCGAATCGCACAGCTCAGGCCATGCGCTGTAAAAGTCTTCACGTTGCTCATCGCAACCTTCTCCTTGTGAAAAATCTGGGCTTGCTTACCCAACCTCGACCCTAACGCTTTGCGGCGAGGAACCAAGTCAATAAAGGCCCTTGGATAAGACCTAACGAAAAACAAATATCTCTCTTAGTGAAA